CTTTTATCAACATTTAATAATTCATCTTCACTTATTTCATCATCCTCATCATTACCCAAATCATGAAATCCACCAAATAATTTTTCATATACCTTCGACCATAATGATTTTTCTAAATTAATTATATTATCATTAGTTGCATCAACACGCACTAATCCACACGTTCCAAAAAATAATTTAGTATCCACCGGTGGAGGAAAATCATACTTATTTTCATTATTTGCTTTTCCAGTTTCTTTAGCCCATAACTGAATTATAACTTTTTCATTATTAATTATTTTCGTCCATGTATGTTTTTTACTAAATTCATTTTGGGTTTTAAATCCACATTTTTTATATAAATTCTCAGGTGTGACGTCCTTTACCTTTGTTTGTTTAATAGAATTATTCGGTTCAATCAGTAGAATTGAGGTCATTATTGATATTTTTAAACAATCAGTTTAAATCGTTTATAATATATATATTAACAATATTAACAATATTAACAATATTATTAATATTAAAAATATTAAAAATAAAATTATAATAATATTTAAAGCAGAAACATCCTATTTTATTTTATTTAAATGAAAATATATATTCCTGAAATCAGTATTTCTAATATTGATGTTTCTTTAATTGAAAAATATATAGTTTCAACCCAAAAGAAACATTTATTATGGTGTTCAGATGGGTTATACGAAATAAAAAATAATAAAATATATGAATTAAATATTTTAGATAAAAAATGTGTTTACTCAAAAATATTTAATTTGGATGTTATTATTGATGAAAGTAATATAGATAATAATAGTTTAAATGAAGATAATATAACACATCAAATACCACCAAACCACATTGAAGAAATGAATCTTATTACTACATATCAATTAATAACAAATTTAAATGTTTTTTTAATTACCGAACAAATTTTAAACGAAAATAATAAAGAAATAAATAATTTTTATTTTTATATAAATACACCTACAGCTAATGATATATCGTCATCTATAAATGAAAATTTTAATTTAGAAAAAACAAGAATTGAAGAAAATATGCGTGCGTTTTTAACTATATTAAAGTTATGTAGTTAATATATAAATAATAATAATTTTTATAATAAATGATTTACCAATTAACAAAATGGATTATAATCTCTCTTTTAATTATTCTAATGATTCATTATTTATATACATATTCTATAAATATTTTTACTGTACCCAAAGTAAACTATTTAAGATATATAGATCATGATGAGAATGACGATAATAATGATACCAATGAAAATGATGATACCAATGAAAATGATGATACCAATGAAAATGATGATACCAATGAAAATGATGATACCAATGAAAATAATGACAATGGCGAAAAGGATGACAACGGTATAAATGATGATACCAATGACAGTAATGAAAATAATGATACCAATGAAAAGGATGAAAAGGACGAAAAGGATGAAAAGGATGAAAAGGATGAAAAGGATGAAAAGGATGGCGAAAAGGATGGCGAAAAGGATGAAAAGGATAACAATGGCGAAAAGAATGACAATGGCGAAAATAATGAAAATGATGACAATGAGGTTATTATTGAATATAATAGTGGTGGGGGTTATGAATACACAGATTAATAATTTATTAAATTGAATTAAAATAAAGTAATATTATTTAATAAATTAAAATATATAAATTAAACTATAGTAAACTATAAATAGAACAATAAGACTTGCAATAATAAGACTTTCAATAATAAGACTTTCAATAATATGTATTGCGATAACTACCGATTATTAACTTTTAGTGCATATGACAACACAACAAGTAAAAAAAACCATGAAGAAAAAGATGAATCCGATAATAAAGATGTAAAATATAATAAGAATGAAAAAGAATTTTTAGTTCAAATGTTTGGAATTAATGAAAAAGGAAAAACTGCTGCTATTTATGTAGAAGGATTTACACCATTCTTTTATATAAAAGTCGGTGATGATTGGAAAGAAGAACAAAAATTTAATTTTATTTTACAATTAAAAAAAGATATGGGCGAATACTATGAAGGGTCTATTAGTGAAAGTAAATTAATTAAACGAAAAAAATTATATGGATTTGATAACAATAAATTACATACATTTATGTTAATTAAATTTAAAAACGAAAGCGCTATGAAAAAAGCAAAAGGATTATGGTATTTAAAGACAAAATCAACTTCGGCTACCACCACCAATTCAAGTGAATATATAAGAATATTAAATCCTTTAGGTTATGATTTTAATGGAACAGGAACGATATTGTATGAAGCGCAAATTCCTCCATTACTGCGGTTATTTCATATGAAAGAAATCAGTCCATCAGGATGGATCTCACTTCCAAGATTAAAAACATTAAAACACCAAAATCACACAACCTCTTGTGATGAGGAGTATACGATTAATTATAAAGATATTATTTCAATACCCAAAAAAGAAACAATTGTTCCATATAAAATATGTAGTTTTGATATTGAAGCCAGTAGTAGTCATGGTGATTTTCCCTTACCAGTTAAAAATTATAAAAAACTTGCAACGAACATATTAGAACTATGGGAGAATAATACAAATACAAATACAAATACGAATACGAATACTAATACGAATACGAATAATACTTTGTTTTTAAAACAAATAATCTTAAGTGCTTTTGGGTTTAATAAAATGGACGGAGTTGATTTAGTATACCCAAAAACCGTTGTAGACCAAGATACAATTGATGCATTATTTATAAAATGGATTTCAATTTGTCCATCTACTTATAAAAGTAATACGAATATAGATGACGCGGATGTATTAGGAATAAGTAATATTGACGAAAATGAGGATGATGATAATGATGGATTAAATAATGATACAGAAGAAAATAATATGAATGAATGCATAGACGAGGAATCCACTGTAAATTATAAGAAATTTAATTTTTGGAAAAAGAAAAAATCTTATACGAAAAACGGTTCCATTATAGATTTATTATTGGATAAAGAAGCAGATAGGGATGTTAAAATGAATGAATTAACTAAAACACTCACTTCGGTTTTTCCTCAATTAAAGGGCGATATGGTAACCTTTATTGGATCCACCTTTATGAATTATGGTGAAAATAAACCTTATTTAAATCACTGCCATGTTCTTGGATCATGTGATAAAATTAATAATGTTCAGATTGATTGCCATAAAACCGAAAAGGATGTTTTACTTGCTTGGAGTAAATTAATTCAAAAAGAAAATCCGGATATTATTATTGGATATAATATTTTTGGTTTTGATTATCAATTTATGTATCTTCGAGCAAAAGAATTAGAATGTGAACGAACATTTTTACAATTGTCAAGAAATAACCGCGAGGTGTGTCTTAATACAAATTGGAAAACTGGTAAAGAAGGATTAGAAGAAAATACATTAGTAATTGCAAGTGGTCAACACGATATTAAATTTGTAAAAATGACAGGCCGATTACAAATTGATTTATATAATTATTTAAGACGCGATTATCAATTAACGCAGTATAAATTAGATTACGTATCCGGATATTTCATAGGAGATTATGTAAAACGGATTGAACATCTTACTTGTGATAGCAGTAGTGATGGCGGTGATGGTGGTGATAATGATGGCGATAATGATGGCGATAACGTTTTAACTAAAATATACAGTAAAAATTTAACTGGATTAGAGAATGATAATTTTATTAATTTTGAAGAGGAAGCGCATTCAATTGATTCCTATAAAAATGGGCAAAAATTTAAAGTATCAAATGTAGATTATAAAAACGGTTCATTTACTATACAGGGGCACGAACAACCGAATATGGATAAAAAAGTGCGTTGGGGAGTAGCCAAAGACGATGTTACGCCCCAAGATATTTTTAGAATGACAAATGAAGGCCCGGCTGAACGTGCAATTATCGCAAAATACTGTATTCAGGATTGTAACCTGGTTCATCATCTTATGCGTAAAATTGACGTAATTACTGGCTATATTGAAATGGCGTCGTTGTGTAGTGTTCCATTTGATTTTCTTGTTATGCGTGGTCAAAGTATTAAACTCACCAGTTATATTGCAAAAAAATGCCGAGAAAAGGGGTTTCTTATGCCTGTTCTTGATAAAGGTGACGCCGATGAAGGGTATGAAGGAGCGGTCGTATTAGAACCCAAATGTAATTTATATTTAAATGACCCTGTGGCTTGTTTGGATTATGGTTCTTTATATCCATCTTCTATGATTAGTGAAAATATATCCCACGACAGTAAAGTATTGACAAGAGAATATGATTTAAATGATATGTTAATACACGAAACAGGCGAAAAAGATGAAAACGGGAATTATATATATGATAATTTGGAAGGGTATACCTATGTAGATATTGAATATAATACTTATAAATGGCAACGTAAAAACGGCAATCCTAAAGCGGGAATGGAAAAAATAAAGGTCGGCTATAAAATTTGCCGATATGCACAATACCCGGACAATAATAAAGCAATTATGCCTTCCATTTTAAGTGAATTATTAGCTGCACGTAAAGCCACCAAAAAATTGATTCCGCTACAAAACGACGATTTTATGAAAAATATTTTAGATAAAAGACAATTAAGTATTAAAGTAACTGCGAATTCATTGTATGGACAAACTGGAGCAAAAACAAGTTCATTTTATGAAAAAGATTGTGCTGCTTCAACCACTGCAATTGGTCGGAAAATGTTAATCTATGCTAAACGCGTGATTGAAGAAGCCTATAGTAACCAAATAATGGACACAACCGATTATGGGAAAGTATTAACAAATGCCGAATATGTTTACGGTGATACTGATTCCGTGTTCTTTAAATTTAATCTAAAAGAACTTAATGGAACACCTATTGTTGGACAAAAAGCATTGGAAATTACTATAGAATTGGCACAATGCATTGAAGAAACCGCAACTAAGTTTTTAAAAGGCCCGCATAAATTGGAATATGAAAAAACCTTCTTACCCTTTTGTTTACTATCAAAAAAAAGGTATGTTGGGATGTTATATGAAACTGACCCACATAGTTGTGTTCGCAAATCGATGGGTATTGTTTTAAAGCGTCGCGATAATGCGCCAATTGTAAAAGATATTTATGGCGGAATCATTGATATTCTTATGAAAGAAAAAGACGTTGAAAAGGCAATTTTGTTTTTAAAAGAAAGCCTACAAAATATGGTGGATGAAAAATATCTTATGGATAAATTAGTAATTACCAAATCCTTACGTTCAGGCTATAAAAATCCTAAACAAATTGCACATAAAGTATTAGCCGATCGTATCGGAAAACGGGATTCGGGTAATAAACCAAGTGTAGGTGATCGTGTTGCGTTTGTTTATATTGAAAATCCTGACAAAAAGGCTTTACAGGGCGAACGCATTGAAACACCTATATTCATTAAAGAAAACAACGTAAAAATTAATTATTCATTTTACATTACAAATCAAATTATGAAACCTTTGCAACAATTATTTGCTTTGGTATTGGAACAAATATCGGGGTTTCAAAAGAAGAAAGGCAGTTCATTAAGAACTTGGAGAAATGAATTGGTTTCACTGGCAAACCAATATCCTGATCCCGAACAACATAAAAAAAAAGAGGATGCGTTACGAAATAAAGAAGTAAAAGCATTATTATTTGATCCTTATATTCGTAAAACTGATAATTTAAAAAAGGGGAATAAAAGTATTGACAATTTCTTTAAAAAATAATACAAATAATCCAAATAACAACAATAATAATAACAATAACAATAATATATATATATATAATATATATAATAGTAAAATAGTTTTAAAAAATATATATGGCGAACACCGTTTTTTTAAAAAAACCTGATCAAAGAGTATTTGATTTTATTTCCCAAGAAGAATTTAATATTAATGATTTTTTATTAGACGACCCTGATAATAATATTTTAATTTATTTAAATAATAAAATAAACCCCATTTGTTTTAAACGTCAGTATTTAGAAACAATCCGTGAGAACAATGAATTTTTGGAATGTGTAATCAAGAATAACCAATTAATGAATAAAGAAACTCAAAAAGGAAAACCTTTATTTAGAATAGGCTATTACTTATATTATCAATTTATTAATGCTCTTATTGATAATGAGTCAATTAAAAAACTTAAGAATAAAAAAAAGAAAATATTCAAATTAAATATTCCAACAGTTCAAGAAATTCAAATGATTAAGTGCATTAATAAAGAATTTTTAAATTTATCCACAATTGGATTAAATAATCAAGAAAACAAATCTTTGGAAAAAATAGATTTATATTTTGATATTGTTTTTAATAGTTCTTTAAGAGATTATTCATATCAGTGGGATGCTCCTATAAATTATTATTTACGACATGGCGATATTTATTTTGAATCTACTTTATTTAAAACATATTGGAAACGATATTATAGCTACGTTCCTGAATATTTAAGTAATATGTATAAGCTTAATGTAAAGATTATAACAGCCCAAGACGAAAAAAAATATTTTATTATGCCTAAGGATATAAATGAGGCAATTCAAAATGTTAAAGAGAAAATTAAACAATTAGATACGTGTTTTTTAGAAGCAGCACCTCGTATAGAAAAACCAACTTCTTTTTGGAGAGGGATGAAAGGTACGTATCCAATATCAGATACTGGTAACACTACCTATATTATTCCTAATTTTTTATCAACCACAACAAGTTTAGCTATTGCATATGGTTTTTCGGGCCATATAAATAATTGTTGTATTTATGAATTTGTCACCGATGCTGGTATTCCTTATGTTGATATGAAACTTACAACTGAATATAAAAGAGAAAAAGAAATTTTATTTCCCCGTAATTTAAAAATTACCTATATTAATAAATATTTAAATACAAAAATAAATAAGGAGGTAATACGTGTTAGGTTATCTGTATCTAACGACCAACAATTTATTATTCCTACCGGATGCAACGACATGTATATTGGAAAAATAGAACCTATGAAAATGGTTGAGGTAGATGAGCAATCTCTCAAAACCAAAAAAAATACGACCAAAAAAAATACGGCCAAAAAAAATGATAATACATATGAGAAGGAAAATATAGAATGTAATAAAAAAAATAAAGATTATAATCCTAAAACCAAAAAATGCGTAAAAAAATGTAACCCTGGGAAAGAACGAAACGATAATTTTCGCTGTATTACCAAGAAAAATAAGGTAGCTGTAAAAAATAAATTAAATCAAGAGTTGTGTAATAACAAAAATAAGGATTATAATCCAAAAACTAAAAAATGTGTAAATAAATGTAAACAAGGCAAGATAAGAAACGATAATTTTCGTTGTGTATTTCCTAAACCTGCTGCTGCTGCTCCGCCTGCGCTTGTGCCTGATGCTGCTCCGCTTGCGCTTGTGCCTGCTGCTGCTGCTCCGCTTGCGCTTGTGCCTGCTGCTGCTCCGCCTGCTGCTGCGCCTGCTGCGCTTGTGCCTGCAACTGGAGGATTATATAATTTAATTATAAAAGACAAAACCCAATGCAGTAATATGATTAAAAGTATGGGCAAAGAGATTGCAAAGGGAGGATATGGCGCAATCTTTCAATTAAGTAATGGTATGCTTGTAAAGAAATCTCATGGATTAAAGCCGCAATTGTTAGAAGGATTGTCACCCGAAGAAGATTTAAATAATTGTGTAACAGGCAAGGGATGTAAAAACGATATTATTTTAGAAGGGTTAATCATGCATGCGTTATCTACCTTAAATAGCGAGCATTTTGTTAGAATAGAAGAATTTTATCATTGTGAAAATAATTATTATATAGTAATGGAAAGTTTAAATGGAGAGAGTTATAGTAATTTTATTAAAAAAAATGCAATAGATATGCGAACAAGATTAACTATATTATTCCAAATAACATATGCATTACATTTGGCAAATAGCAAATTATCATTTGTTCATGGCGATTTAATTGGACAAAATATAATGATTACCAAGATTCCACGAAAAATCATCGAATATAAAGTTACTACATTTTCCGGTACAACAGTATATAAAATTGATAATTTAGGTATTCGCGTAGTTTTAATTGATTTTGGATTCTCGCGTATTAAAATACCGGATCCTGACAAAAAAAATGGACCAGGAATTGAATTATATCAAACCTTTCGTAATCCCGAGTATTTTCCAACAAAGTTGGATTTATTTAATGGAGCAGCCGATATTTGTAAAGTATATTCAAATCCAACAATTGTAAAAGATATTGATATGACTAAAGGAATTATAAATAATGGCTTAATTTCAGGTAGATTAATTGGTATATTAAAGCAATGTAAATCGGTGCATTGGTCTCATGTTGCGGTTCCTCCATTTCCTCAAATCTTTGCTGGAGATATATTAAAATCTGGATTATTTAATTCAATTTATTTATAGTTACCTTGTTTATAGTTACTTTGTTTATAGTTACTTTGTTTATAGTTACTTTGTTTATAGTTACTTTGTTTATAGTTACCAAAACATATTTTTATCATCACATCAAAACCAATATACGAAAATAAAAAGTAATTGATTAATATACTGCTTATGAAAACACATAAAGGTAATTATGAGTTTTTAATTAATGGATAAATATTTAAATCTTTATCATTTTATTAAGAGAGATAAAAAGAAAGAACGTTTTGATATTATTTTAGAACCTTTGCAAGCAATAACACAACTTGCCCTTTTATCTGTTTGCCCAAAAGGGAGTAAATTGACTATTTCTAATAATTTACTGTCAATACAACAACCTGGCTGGTTTCAGGGTTTATTGCGTTCCTATAATCAAGACATGAAAGAAGATTTATTTTTCTTATTTAATGCGATTATTCGGTTTAATCGTTTTTATGATTACCTAAAAAAGGAAGACGATGATTATTGTGATTTATACGATTTATTGATTCAAATGAGTAAGCGCGGAATTGATAGGTTAATACAAACGTATTCGAATACAGAACAACCAGCATTACTGCATACATTACAACTCTATTCCATTTTACTTGAAAAACCTTTGCTTGTTACTGATAACGAAGAACACGAAATTAATAAAAGACACGGAATATATAATAACCCAAGCAGTATAGATAAAGAAAAACCAAGTCACATTGATGATATTTTTGTAGGAATCCGTTCTCTCTATTCCAGTCATGAACTTTCTATTTTATACCATTCTCTGATATTAGTAGAAAAAACACCTGAACATTGTGAAACGTATATACAAGGAATCAATACATTATTTTTACCAACTTATAATAAAATTCAAAAATGGATTTGTGATAATATTGTTTATTAAGATTTCTTCATATGAAATCAACTCAGGAATTACATAAACTAAATTGAATTTATTATTCATATTATAATGATTTAAACTTAAAAAATGATTATAGTATAAATAGTATTATTTATTAATTTATTAATTTATTATTAAATAACCTAACACATACTAATTATTAATTATTAATTATAATATGAATAAGTTTGACAAATATAAAAATAAAGGATTATCAGGATTAGCCAATCTTGGTAATAGTTGTTATATAAATTCGTGTATGCAAATAATCTCACATACGTATGAATTAAATAATATATTAGAAGGCGGGCAATATAAAAAGTTATTGAATGAAATTAGCGATTCGGTTATTACCTTAGAATGGGATAAATTAAGAGAATTATTATGGAATACGAATTGTATTGTTGCTCCCTATGGATTTATTAAATCGGTAAGAAAAATTGCCGCTATTAAAGACCGAGATATTTTCATCGGTTCTGCCCAAAATGATTTACCGGAATTTTTGTTATTTATTATTGACTGTTTTCATACATCTATTGCAAGAAAGGTCGATATACAAATATCAGGCAACTCACAAAATTCTACCGATGAACTTGCAAAAATTTGTTATGGAATGATGAAACAAATGTATAATAAAGAATATTCGGAATTATTAGAATTATTTTACGGTATACACGTTTCAGAATTATCAGATAATACTACTGGCGATGTACTAAGTTTAACGCCCGAACCATTTTCTGTTTTAAATTTACCAATTCCGTCAGATAATCCAACCCCAACTATTTATGATTGTTTTGACTTGTATTGTTCTAAAGAATTGCTTACGGGTGACGAAGCCTGGAAGAATGAAAAAACAAAAGAATATCAGGATGTAAATAGAAGATTTTTGTTTTGGAGTTTACCCAATATAATGATTATTGATTTAAAACGATGGACGAATTATAGAATTAAAAATCAAATTTACGTAGATGCACCATTAACAAATGCGGATTTTTCCAAATATGTAAAAGGATATAATTCTAATTCATATGTATACGAATTATATGGCGTATGTAATCATATTGGAGGGGTTTTAGGGGGGCATTATACTGCATACATTAAAAATGCGAATGAGAAATGGTATGAATTTAATGATACAAATGTACGAGAGATTCCTGAAAATAATGTAATATCTTCTTATTCTTATTGTTTTTTTTACCGCAAAAAGGCAAATAATTAATAATTAATAAATTGAAATATATATAAATATATTACCTATATGATATATTAAGTTAGTTCCTTAAATTAAGAATAATAATAATAATAATAATAATAATGCGTATTATAGAAAACCCTACTACATTTAGAACAAATATTGTTAATAAATTAAAAACCGAATTAAACGATGAAGAAATAATTGCAAAAAATTTAGAAAAAGGAATTTACAATTATTGTATTAAAGCAGCCGGTGATAAAAATATTATTAAAAAATGGGATAACATGTATTTTACCCAATTATACATTGACTGTTTAAGAACCATTTTATTTAATTTAAAAAAAGAAGTCGATATTAAAAAATCTATTTTAAATAAAACAATTAAAGCACATGAATTTGCATTTATGACACATCAAGAAATGTCGCCAGTTAAATGGAAAAAACTAATTGATGATAAAAAAGTACGTGATGAAACACGTTACGATCCAAAATTAGAAGCATCCACTGATAATTTTACTTGCCGAAAATGTAAATCAAAAGAATGTAGCTATTATCAACTTCAAACGCGTTCTGCTGATGAACCGATGACTACGTTTGTGACATGCATTCCTTGTGGTGCGCGTTGGAAATGCTAATAATGCTAATAATGCCAATAATGCCAATAATGCTAATAATGCTAATAATGCTAATAATGCTAATAATGCTAATAATGCTAATATGCTAATAATAATTTTAATATTTATTTTTTATTTTTATAATATTTTTAAAAAAATAAAAAATAAAAAATAAATATATATATATATATATAATATATAAATGAGTAATTCTGGACCAGATGATTTTGAACTTTTAGAAAAAGAGAAAATGTCATTAGAAGATTATGAAAATACAATATATAAGCCTCGTACAACAGGGCTTGCCAGTTATATAACAGGCGACAATGCCGTTTATCCTTATCAAAAAGTAAGTGATTTTAAAGATTTAACTCCCGCACAAATTATAAGTAGACGTTTACATTTAATCCACCCGAAAATGGACGATGGTAATATTATTTCATCGGGGTTAACTAAATCTCAAAAACAAGCGGTCACCCGATTAAATATATTAAAAAAAGATTTTGGAACATCGCCTGAAAAAACACAAAATAAAATGAGAAAAATTTTAATTGACCAAATGGCCAAAAAAGAAATAAAGGGTACACAAGATCAGAGTGAGGTAGAAGAACTTATAAAAGAAGCAAAAGTTAAGGCAGCTGAAAAATTAGAAAAAAGAATAAAAGATGCTGAAGAAGATGGTGATATACAAGCAAGATTAAAAAAACTTAGTGGCACTAAAGATATTTCACAAGCCGAGTTAGAAAAACGATATGCTGAACTTGTAACGAAGGGTGGTTCTAAGCGTAAAACATCTAAGCGTAAAACATCTAAGCGTAAAACATCTAAGCGTAAAACATCCAAGCATACCAAACGTACATCTTCCTCTTCTACCAAACGCAAAGCCTCCTCTTCTATTAAACACAAATCAATTCTTAAACGTAGGAACAAAAAAGGAAAAAAAACTACAAAAAAAAGAATGGTTTCTTTTTATCTGTAACTATCCTCTGTAAAATAATTGACATTAGAAAGACAATGAACTAAATTCATCCACCGATGTTATTATTTTAAATCTTTCTTCAAAATGACCAATAAATTTTTCTGATTTATTTTGGATACAGACAATATCTTTAAAACTATTGATTTTTTCCGAATATACAACCATAGGATTCATTTGACTAATATGCATATCGATTGCTAATAGTTTATTATTGAAATTCAGTTTCGGTATTTGGTTTGATATTAATTTTGATGATGCTTGATTATGTTCTTTTTTTTCTTCTTCTTCTTTATCCCAATTATCCCATGCACTTTTATATAACCAAATCTTTTTTAAAGATGATGTATTATACTTACATTTTTGTAATATTTCGGCACATTTAATATGTGTTTTTTTAGGGTCGGGATCAACACATATAAATATATGCTGAGGATTAACTTTATCTATAATAGCGCTCATCTCATTCATATCCTCTTTTGAAATTTCCCTTTCATTTGTAAAATAAAAAGGTAATTTAGCATTTATAACTTGTTCCTGCTCATACCCCAATACTTTAACCGATGAAATCGCTTCTTTTATTCTTAGCTCATTCACATTCACACCCTTTTCAGTTATCTTGATTCCATTTAATTCCATATGACATTCATCTTCGTTTTTTAATCCACCGATTCCATTGGTCATATAACAAATACTAACATTTTGTTTATTCGGTAATAAATCCATCGTTCCGCCCATCCCAATCACATCATCGTCGGGGTGTGGACTGGTAATCAATACTTTGTCCTCAGGAGATATATGCTTATTAATATAATCTATCACAGGATTGCCTATTATATCGGTATTGTTTTTTACAAATTTATGATATAAATAATTTTTATATTTAATCTCTCTAATTGCTTCTTCGTCGCATACCATTATTGTATGTGGATGGGTCTGAAAATAAGAACAAGTATATTGCGATGAAATCGGTCCTTCAAGGCATTCTTTGGTTGCTATTGCTTTTTTAACTCCCGAAGACATAATAATCACTTGTTCGGCAGCAAAAACCGTTTGTATACCAATTGTTAATGCTTGTTTGGGCACACTTCCAATATTAGGAAAAAATCTCGCATTGTCTTGTATCGTTTCTAATGATAGTGTTTTAATTCTTGTTTTTGATTTAAGCGATGAACCAGGCTCATTAAAGGCAATATGTCCATCCGAACCTATACCACATAAGAAAAGATCAATCCCTCCATATTTTTCTATCGTTTCTTCATACCTCTTGCATTCTTGTTGTAAATCTTCCGCAAGCCCATTTAATAGATGAATATTATTTAGAGGTATATCTATATGATTGAAAAAATTACTATACATGAAATAACTATAACTATTTGTATCATCCGATGCTAACCCGACATACTCATCCATATTAAACGTTACTACATTTTTAAAACTTAATTCTTTATTTTTGTAAAATTGTATTAAATACTTATATACATTCATCGGAGTTGAACCTGTAGGTAATCCAAGAACAAACTCTTTTTTTTTCATATCGTGGTTATGGTTCATATCGTGATTATGGTTCATATTGTGATTATTTATTTGTAATTTTATATAAGTAGCCACCCAATAACAAATAAAATCATAATTATCTTCTATAATAACCCGCATTTTCAAATATGTAATATTATATTAATATTATTATAACGATTGTATTTATATTATAAAATAGTATATAAATTATTATATAAATTATTATATAGATAATATAAGTAGTATTAGAAAATGAAATTCGGATTATTAATTTTTGGATTAACCGCTTTTTTTGTTACAAATGTATATCATGATGGCAAATATGTCCAGTTAATGAAAACTTGGAAAAAATATTACCAAATGGCGGGAATCGCTTTTATCGGTCTCTCCGCTTATTTATTTATTAAAAAAAATCCCGCCGATAGTAAAAATTTATTTAAACACGCAAATGAAATGGTAAAATATATGCCAATTGATAAAGATGCAACTGATTTATTAATGCCTATTATAGATATGACAAATATGACAAATCTATCTTTATTTAATGATACTAAGACGAATTTACCAGCGAACCAGCAACCGCAGCACCAGCAACCGCAACCGCACCAGCAAAAGCAACAGCAATACCAGCAAAAGCAACCGCAATACCAGAATCTTACTCCGCAACAAAAACGTCTTTTAAATTCCGGTAATAACGGCGGTAATAATGGTGGCAATACACAAAAAGCAACCAAACGCTGTGTAAGCGAAACTAAAAAGAAATTTGTCGCTGCTGCGCAAGGATGGAATTGCGGGTCATGTAAAAAACAATTACCGGCTTGGTTTGAAGTTGATCATAAACTTCGGTTAGAACAAGGTGGCTCAAATCATGTAGATAATTTAGTTGCTTTATGCCGCGATTGCCACGGTAAAAAAACCGCATTTGAAAACTTATAATTATATATAATTATATATAAGTTTATTGGATTATTCTTATTAATATTATTAATATTATTATATATTAATAATAACAATAAATAATAACAAAATAACAAATGGAAAAAAAAACGAATTTCTTTGATCAATTAGAAAAAACAATTTATAGTTATCCAAAATATTTTGGTATTTTAGAATCCATTGAATTTGTCGTATTTTTATTAATTGTTTATAAATACAATCCTTTTAATATTTCAACAAAATACCCCGTGTACACCCAATTTGCGGTTTTAATTACTGGATTCATATACGTTATTCTATTCTTTTTTGTGAAATACAATTTTATAGAAAATTCAGGTTTACTTAATTTAGGTTTACCCAATCCAACCGAAAAGGATTTTATTAAACGGGTCCTATCAACCATTTTTGTTCTTATTGCATTTGCCATAATCACAATGCTTGTATTTTGGCTGTTTCGTAATACTTCCTTCTTCTTTTTACTTTTTAAGTATTCAATACATATTCTTTTAATTGTTGGTATTGTAAGTATCCTTTATCTGCTTACGAATAAACTCTTTTCAAAATTATTAAATGGCATGAATATTGGATCACGGAATGCAGGAACAGCAATTAATTTTTTAAATTTAATTAAAAATTTTATATTATTTTTGCCTTGTCTCTTAATTAGTTTTGTAGAATACATGCAGTACCAATTTAATATTACATCCAAACCTATATGGACGCTATTATTCATAGAAATTATATTAGTATCCTTTTGGTTTTTAATCCCTCAATTCATTCATTATTATTACACGACAACAAACCAAGGAACAGTATTATTAAAAGAGCCACTTTATTTAAATAAAGAACATACTTTAGGCGATTTTGAAAATATCCATTTAGATAACATTAAAAAAAATAAAAACACTAAATTTAATTACAATTATTCTATCTCCGCCTGGTTTACCCTTAACCCACAACCAATAAATACCCGTGCAGCATACACCAAATACACAAATATTCTAAATTATGGGAAAAAACCCGCTATACAGTTTAATAGCAAAAAAAACAGTCTTTTAATCAACACTTTAGTTGGACGCGATAGTGCTACTAATAATATTAATATGGCTGTGGCGGCAGATACAGAGGCCGGACCGAATGCTAATACTGACGCGGATGCTGACCCGAACATAATAGAAATTTATGAAACCACCTCTATCAATTTCCAAAAATGGAATAATGTCGTAATTAATTACGACGGAGGAACCATGGATGTATTTTTAAATGGTATATTAGTTGCTTCTAAAAAAAATGTTGCGCCGTATATGACCTACGAAACAATTACGGTAGGAGAGAAAAAAGGGATTGAAGGTGGTATTTGTAATGTAGTTTATTATGACCATACCTTACCCAACCGCACCATTAAAACGGTGTATAATTATTTAAAAAATAAAGAAACTCCTTTATTTTAATTTTAATATTTTTTAATTTTAATATTTTTTAATTTTAATATATTTTAATTTTTAATATATTTTAATATTTTTATATATTTTAATATTTTTATATATTTTAATTTTTATACTATAATTTCTATCTGTATAGTATATAATAATAGAACTATGAGTTTATTCAACTTAATATTAATTAGTTTAGTTATACTATTTGTTGTTTATTTACTTTTACAATGGTATTCAGGTAATTCAAAACAATTATCTAAAAGCTCAAACGCGCAGGACCAGCAAAGAATTGTTGCTTCAAACATTCCTGCTAATAATAATTCAAGCAATTATACTTATTCTACTTGGTTTTATTTAAATGATTGGAATTACCGTTATGGCGAATCCAAGACTCTTTTAGCAAGAAATGACGCCGATAATAATCCTGGCCCTTCAATTGTTTTGGGTGCTATGAAAAATGACATCACCATTTCAGTCACCTGCTATTCTACTTCTGATGAATCGTCCCAAGCAAGTGATAACCATGTTATACATAATTGCACTATTTCAAATTTTCCTATTCAAAAATGGGTCAATTTAATTGTTAGCTTATATGGACGGACCCTTGATGTTTATCTTGACGGCAAATTAGTACGCACCTGTGTTTTACCCGGTGTTGCCAAAGTAAATAAAAATTCCGATATTTTTATTACACCCAAGGGAGGATTTAGTGGAATGACCTCTAATATCAAATATTGGAGCGATGCTACTAACCCGCAGGAAGCTTATGAAATATATAAAGACGGATTTGGTGGGTTAGGTGGGATCGGTAAGTTTTTAAATAAATATAAATTAAAGATTTCTTTCCTTCAGGATAATAAAGAAAAAGGCAGTTTCGAAATATAAATGAAATAATATATAAATGAAATAAATATTAATGAAATAATATATAAATGAAATAAATATAAATGAAATAAATATAATCTTTTTAAAATTATATAATATATATAATATATAATATATAATATATAATACAATGAGC